AGGTGCAATTGCAGTTTTAGACTTTGGTGGTGATTTCACGGTTGCAGGAGGAACTTTTAAAATCGTATTCCCTGCGAACACTGCAAGCAACGCAATAGTAAGGATCGATTGATATGGCAAGCTCCTATATAAATAACCTACGCCTAGCAGAAATGGCTACTGGAGATGCCAGTGGTACTTGGGGCACAGTCACTAATACAAACCTAACTTTAATCGCTGATGCTTTAGGATATCAATCTAAAACAATAGCGAGTGCATCAACAGACACCTTAACTATTCCAAACGGAACAGAGACAGATAACGAGGCAATTAGTCTTTATGTAAAACTAACTGGTGGAGACCAAGCTTGTACAATTACAGTCGGACCAAACACAGTTAAAAAGCTCTGGATTATAGAAAACGCAACGAGCCAAGTTATTACATTAACGCAAGGCAGTGGAGCAAATGTTATTCTTGCTGCAGGTGTTACAAAGATGATTTACGCTGACGGTGCAGGGTCAGGTGCTGCATTAACAGATGCTCTAGTTGGATTAGAGGTTGGCACAACACTTTACATTAAGAATGCTTCTACTGGTGACGATAGTACCGCACAGTTGTTTTTACAGACAGCGGAAGCTGACATTGCTGCAAATGATGTATTAGGTAAAATAAACTTTCAAGCTCCGAATGAAGGAACAGGCACAGACGCTATTTTAGTAGCTGCAGCTATTCAAGCTAAATCAGAAGGTGACTTTAGTTCGTCAAGCAATGCCACCAGTTTAGAATTTATGACAGGAGCTTCAGAAGCAGCAACAGTAAAATTTGCTATAGCTTCTGACGGTTCTCTATCAACCCCAACAGCAGGAACATCTAATGTAAGGTTTGGTGTCAACGCAGGTAACTCTATAGCGAGTGGCGGTAATTATAACACTGTCGTGGGCGATGAGGCAGGTACTGCTTTGACTACTGGAGATGAGAATGTAGCAATAGGCTTTGAGGCTTTAGCAACCGAAGATACAGGAAGTCAAAGCGTTGCCATAGGGTATGAAGCTTTGACGACTGCAAATAGAGATGGTAATTCAGCTAATGTTGCCGTTGGCTATCAAGCAGGTACAGCAGTTACATCAGGCTCTGGACTTACTTTTTTAGGGTATAAAGCAGGAGCAGCTACAACAAATACTACAGGAGTTACTTTTGTAGGAAACCTAGCAGGAGAAGATAATACAACTGGAAATAATAATACGGCTGTAGGTAGCCAAGCATTAGCTGCAAATACTGTTGGAGATAGAAATGTAGCTATAGGTGATGTTGCATTGTTTAACCTAAACCCTTCTACAAATGTAGATATGCACAATGTTGCTGTGGGTCATGCTTCTGGTTTTGCTATGACGACAGGCGTACAGAACACTTTAGTAGGCAGCAATTCTGGTGATGCTTTAACCACAGGTGGTTTTAATGTAGCTGTGGGATTTGAGGCTCTTACCACAGAAGATGCTCATGGAAATAATGTTGCAATAGGCTATAAAGCCTTAAAAACTCTTAATGCAGGAGCGGATGGTTTTAACACAGGAGTAGGCGACCATGCAGGTACATCAGTCACAACAGGAATAAGAAACACCCTCATTGGTGCGGGAGCAGGTGACGCTCTTACTGATGCAGACCAAAATACAGCGGTGGGTCAAGGGGCTTTAAGTGCAGATACATTGGGCAGCAGGTCAACTGCTATAGGTAGAAATGCTTTATCTGCACAAAATTTTACAACAGCTACAGATACTTATAATACAGCAGTTGGTCATGGTGCAGGTGCAGCAGTCACAACAGGTACATTTAATTGTCTTTTTGGTAGTCAAGCAGGTGATGCAATGACTACTGCTTTAGGAAATGTAGCTATTGGTACAGATTCTCAAGGGGTAAATACGGCTAGTGATAAAAATGTATCTGTAGGTAATAATACTCTAGCATCTTTAAATCACACAGATGGCACAGATGCATTAAATACTGCTGTTGGTCATCAAGCAGGACTTCAAGTCACAACTGGCGTACACAACACTCTAATCGGTGGACTAGCAGGTGATGCACTAACTGATGCTGATTACAACGTATCATTAGGTTATAATACTTTAAGCGCAGATACATTAGGTAGTAAATCAGTTGCCCTTGGGTCATTTACTTTAGCTAACCAAAACTTCACTACGGCTACTGATACTTTCAACGTAGCCATAGGCTATGCATCAGGTTTATCTGTCACTACAGGCGTACAGAACACCCTTATTGGTGGTCTTGCAGGTGATGCTTTAACTAGTGGTCGGGACAATATAGCTATTGGTTACGCTTCACTATCAAGTGATACTCTAGGTCAAAAGTCTACTGCAATAGGTCATGCTGCATTACAAAATCAAAACTTTACTACGGCAGCGGATAGTCACAATACAGCCGTAGGTCATAGTGCAGGTGCAAATGTCACAACTGGCACACTTAACACTCTCATGGGTAGCAGAGCAGGTGATGCTTTAACGACAGGGGAGCAAAATACCGTTTACGGTTTTCAAGCTTTGTCCTCAGATGATGTTGGCAATCACTCTACAGCTATAGGACAGAATGCACTTGTTCAACAAAACTTTGCTACTGGCACAGACAGTAACAATACAGCAGTTGGACATGACGCAGGTGCAGCAGTCACAACTGGTATAAGCAACACCTTTGTCGGTGCTTTTGCAGGTGATGGTACGGATGATGGTGCTTATAATACAGCAGTTGGTAACTTAGCTCTTAGTGCCAACTGTGGGGATCAAAATACAGCAGTAGGTAGGAATGCTCTATTGGTTTCAACAGGAAGTGGAAATGTTGCTGTTGGAGATGGTGCAGGAGAAACTGCAACGAGTGCTATTGATTGTATTTTTATTGGGCATGATGCAGGCTCTAGCCAAGTAACAACAACAAATGACCAACTTTATATTGCTAGGTCAGGGGCTTCTCTTGGTACTGACGCCTGTTTTTTATATGGCGGTAGTACTGGTGCATTAATTAATGGCGATAATTCTTCTACATTTAATACCGTTTCAGATGAACGTATAAAGAAAAATATAGTTGATAGTCCTAAAGGACTTGCAGAAATACTACAAGTTAAAATACGCAATTTTGAATATCGTACTTTTGATGAATTAGATGACAATGTTAAAGCATTAAACGATGGTAAAGGTTTAAATGTTCTTAATAAGTCAGGAGTTAAAACTGGTGTTATAGCACAAGAATTAGAAGCAGTATTTCCTAACGATGTTACTAATTTGCCCGATGGTACAAAAAATGTAAAAATAGAAAATACTCAATGGGCTTTAATTAAAGCAGTACAAGAACTATCAACAGCATTAGATGCAGCATTAGCAAGAATTAAAACATTAGAAGACGGTTAATTTAAAAAGGAGAAAATCAATGGCTGAAGAAACAAGAACAGACGAACTCAAAGCACAGAATTACGCAGCGTGTTTAAATGGTGCAAGTACGATTACATCCGTCATAGCGACCCATGACAAGGGCAGTGATGCAACAAATGAAGACTTTGCACATGACATGACACATGACGAAAAGAAAGCGAGAGTGTCAAGGTCAATGGGATACCTTGTAGACATGATGGCTTTAGATGATTGGGGCAGTGAAGACATGACTAAAATTAAAGCTGCAATATCAGCAGGTACTGCGTTTGTAGGCTAATGAGAAACAAAACAACAGGTATACCAACTGAGGTTGCAGAGATCGACAAAAGGGTCGTTGCTTTGGAGACTGAGATTCATATTCAGTTTAAAGATTTGTACAATCGTATTAAGCGGATTGAAGCTTGGGCAGTTGGTTCTGCTACTTCAATTATTCTTCTGTTGTTAGCAATACTTTACAGGATGTAAAATGTATGAATACGCCATAAAAGAAATTGTAAAAGTAGTTGATGGCGATACAATAGACATTGTTATTGATCTTGGATTTAATCTTTCTAAAAAAGAACGTGTGCGTTTGGCAGGGATAGATACTCCTGAATCTCGCACTAGAGATTTAGAAGAAAAAGCTATGGGTCTGGAAGCAAAAGATTTTCTAACAAGACGGTTAGAAGATGGCATCGCTTCTGGATTAAAAGTTAGAACTGAAAAAGATGGGAAGTATGGTCGTATGCTTGGATATTTATTCTGTGGTGAAACAAACTTAAACGAAGAAATGGTTTATAGAGGGTATGCTTGGACATATGACGGAGGTAAAAAAGAAAAAGATTTAGAGGAATTAAGATTAAAAAGAAGTTAATAACCTAGAGGAAAGGCTCGATAATGGAACTTATACAAAGAAACTTCCCAAACATTGGAGTAGTGGAAGGAAAACTACCAGAAGATATAATTAAGAGTATTTGGAAATTAATTAAAGAAGCAAAGAAAAAACCAGAAGATATGAAAAGTGAATTGGCAGGAAATATTAGCTCATCTATTCGGTTGGACGGAAGCTCTCCTCTGATTGCAGATTTTATGAAAGATATTTTGCCTAGCTTTATTGATAGTCATATTAAATCGTATGGTGCTCCTTGGAGAACCACAATGAAAGAAGGTGAAGGATTTAACTTAGAAAGCTTGTGGGTAAACTTTCAAAAGAAGCACGAGTTTAATCCACCGCACGATCACAGCGGTGTCTATAGTTTTGTTATATGGATGCAGATCCCTACATCTTATGAAGAGCAGAAGAAGCTTCCGATATGTGCTGAATCAAATGCCAGTGGCACTATATCTAACTTTGCATTTCACTACACAAATTCATTGGGTCGGGTGTCTCAGTTTATTTATAACATGGAAAAAGAAGCTGAAGGTTACATGGTTATGTTTCCATCAGAAATGAAACATGAAGTCTTCCCATTTTACGAGAGCAAAGGTCAGCGTATATCAATATCAGGAAATGTCGATATAGGGATTTCTAAAAATGAGCTTAATTAATACTCTTGTTGGTCCAGTAACATCTATTTTAGATAAGGTGATCCAAGACAAAGATCAAAAAGCTAAGTTGGCTCACGAGATTGCCACCATGTCCGATACCCACGCTCAACAGGCACTGTTGTCTCAACTAGAAATTAATAAAGCAGAAGCTGCAAGTGGCAGCTTGTTCAAAGGTGGATGGAGACCGTTTGTGGGTTGGGTATGCGGAATTGCGTTTGCATATCACTTTGTTATTCAGCCACTACTTGTTTTTGTTCTAACGGTGCTTGGATTGGAGCTTCCTGAGCTTCCTGAGTTTGACATGTCTACTCTCCTTACAACTTTAGGAGGATTACTTGGCATTGGTGGATTACGCAGTTATGAAAAAACAAAAGGATTAACAAAATGAGTGATATAGAAATGTTTCACGTTGGGCAAAATGAAGACGGAGAAAAACTTTATAATTTAAGATATGTAAAAGGTGGAAGACCTCTACCGACACCGTCAATGACAAGAGAAGAAGCCTTTGCAAAAATAAACGGTGAAGAAGCTCCAATTATTTCAATTGATTCATTTAACAACAAAAGTTCTAAAGATTATAAATCTATGAATAAAAAAGAATTAGAGCTTTTTATGCGAGAGCATAGTATAGAGTTAGATAGAAGAAGAACTAAAACAGACCTTTTACAGCAAATAGAAAATTTTTTTAAAGAGCAAGTTGATGAAACAAAACTTCGATAAATCTCTAAAAATTCTTTTAAAACACGAAGGTGGGTATGTTAACCACCCGAAAGATCCTGGAGGAGAGACAAATCTAGGAGTTACAAAAAGAGTTTATGAAGATTGGGGTGGATCTAAAAACATGAAAGATCTAACTCAAGAAGATGTTGCTCCTATATATAAAAATAATTATTGGGATAGGTGTAGATGCGATCATCTTCCTTCAGGCTTAGACTTAGCTGTTTTCGATTGGGCAGTTAATTCTGGTACAGGGCGTGCTGCTAAAAATCTCCAAGCAATGATTGGGACAGTTTCTGACGGAGGGATTGGTCCAAACACTTTAAAAACTTTAAATGAATATATAGAGCATCATGGATTAGAGAGTGTAATAGAAGAATATAAAAAAGTCAGACAAGACTTTTACGAATCACTATCTACTTTTGATACTTTCGGCAAAGGATGGACTCGTAGAAATAATGAAACTTCAGAGATAGCAATGGAGATGATTTGACTTTACAATTATTAAAATTTCAACCAGGAATCGTAAAAGACATAACAGAATATTCTGCTGGGAAAAATGGTCCATTCTGGATTGATGGAGATCTTGTTCGTTTTCGTAACGGATATCCTACTAAAATTGGTGGTTGGTTAAGAGATGTTTTTAATTCTTTAAATGCAGACGGAACAGCATCAACAACAGAAGCTTCTGTTCAAGGCATTGCGAGGCAGATGATTCCTTGGAGAGCTATATCTGACGGAATAGACAGAATAATTGTTTCAACTCACAACCATTTATATATAATTCAAGACAGTGCTCTTTATGACATTACACCTCTCCGAGACAAAACGAATGCAGCCACCACAACAACAGAAGCTTTAGACGATAGCGAAACTGAAATTGACCTAACGAGTGTTGCTGGTTTTAAAACAGCAGGAGTCATTAAGATAGGCTCTGAAATTATAACATATACAGGCATTAGCACTTTAACTTTAACAGGCTGTACAAGAGGAACAAACAGCACCTCTGCTGCAGCTCATGATAGTGGTGCTACAGTTACACAAGTTCTTATTGCTCCGATTGCTACAGCAGATACAAGTACAACATTAACAATTACAGATAGTGGACACGGTGCATTAAAAGGTGACTTTGTTGTTTTTGATGGTGCTACGGCAACTGGTGGTATTACAGCAGATACACTTAACAGGAGGTCTGGTTATCAAATAACAGCAGTAACTACAAACACATTTACAATTACTGCACCTAGTGCAGCTACTTCCACAGTGTCTGCAGGGGGTGGAAATGCCGTTGTTATAAACTACCTTATTGGTGCTGCAGCAGGATTAGGAATACAATCCGCTGACCCTGCACTGGGTTGGAGTGTTGGTGCATGGGGAGACAGCACATGGGGAACAACTCGTACATCTACTGCTTCTAATGTTGGTTTAGAAAGCTCTGCTTGGAGTTTAAATCTCTGGGGAGAGGATGTTTTGTGTCAGGTGCGCAATGGAGCACTTTATTACTTTGATACATCTGATGGTGTAACAACTAGAGCAGAGCTTATATCGGAAGAATCAGACGCAACTGGTGTGCCAACAATTTCTAGAGTGTCTACAGTATCGTTCCCTGATCGGCATTTTGTTTGTGGTGGTGCTGACCCATACGTTGCTGCAACAGGAGGATCTTCAGGAACAATAGATCCAATGCTTGTGCGTTGGTCTACTCAAGAGAACTTTGCTATATGGGGTCCAACAGCGTTAAACACAGCAGGCGACCAAAGGTTGCAAGTCGGCACAAAAATTGTAGCTATGATTTCAGCTCGTGAAGAAACAATTATTTCTACAGACGAAGGTATCTATGGAATGAGTTTTGTAGGAGCTCCATTTACATTTAGCTTTAGACTTTTATCAAGTGGAGGTTCAGGAGCTGCAGGGCTCAATACAATGGTTAATGTTGATGGTAATATTTATTGGATGGGCAAGAGAAATTTTTATCTCTACAATGGCCAAGTTCAAGAAATACCTTGCCCAGTGCAATATTATGTTTTTGACAGAATGAGATTTAACTATCAAGACAAGACAGTTGTAGGGCATAATAAACAGTTTAAGGAGATCACTTGGTTCTATCCGAGCGAAGACAATTCAGATTTTGCTAACCCAGAACCAGACAGCTATGTAACATATAATTATTCTGAGAACGCTTGGACTGTTGGAACTATGGATCGGACAGTTTGGTCAGACAGCTTTGGTTTTAGGGAAGTCCCATTCGCTTTTGATAAAAGTGGATTCCTTTATAATCATGAGACAGGGACAACGGATAACGGTTCAGCTATGAACTCATTTATAGAAAGCTCTCCTAGAGAATTAACTCAAGAAGGAGAGAATTTATATTTAGTTGATAAAATCATTCCTGATGTTACAATGACTTCAAGCACTAATTTATTTGTAGAATTTAATACACGGAAATATCCTAATGCTACAGAAGTAACAAAAGGACCATTTACTATTACATCAACTACCACTAAAGTAAGCACCAGAGCAAAAGGTCGTCAGATAAGTATGAAAGTGTATAGCTCAGGAACAGAGGATGATTGGTCATTAGGAGATTTTAGGGTCAACAGCAGAAAGGACAGTTTAAGATGAGTGCTCCATTAGCAGTTCTAAGGTTGCCTAGTCCTCCTAAAGAATACCAACAAGCTTACATGGCTAGGCTTAACAATACAATTGAGCTAGAAAAACAAGCAACATTCTTTGCATCGTCATCTGCAAGCAAAACAACGGAAGATAATTCCCAAGCAGTGAGTTGGTTTATTGGCTAATAACTTTAAAAATGCAAAAATAGATTTAACAACGACGAACGCAACTGTTCTGTATACTTGTCCGAGTGCAACAACAGCAGTTGTTAAATCTATTTTAGCTTCTGAAGATAGTGGCAATGCAGATACAATTACAATAACATTGACGGATGCTTCTGCTGCAGTTTTTAGCTTATTTAAAGTAAAAGCAGTTGGAGCGAATGCAACAGTAGAATTATTAACAGCACCTTTAGTAGTGCAAGAGAATGAAATAATAAAAGTAACAGCAGCAACAGCAAATCGTTTACACGTTGTTGCAAGTTTATTGGAGGTTAGTTGATATGGTTTATGAAGTCGGAGCACTAGCAAATGTAAACGGTGAAGACGATAAAAAATTTACATATAATATGTATAGAACAGAGTCTGTAGACCCTACAAAAGATTTTGACTTCGGACCATTTTCTTTGTCTGATTATTAC